CTTTTTATATGGTTCTCTAATTGAAATTACCTATACCTTCCTTCAACGCTTTATAGAGGAGACGAAAGTAAAAGAAAAAATTTATGAAGAGGAGATAAAAAAATTTAGAAAGGATGACTCAATTTTCGAGGGAGAATTTTATGAACAATTTTTAGATGGTTATAATTATGCTTTAAAAAAGGTTAATCAAAAACAAGCACAATGGCTAAAAGAGAACTTTTAGAACAAAAAATAATCACCCAAATAAAAAAGAAAATCAAAAACAAACTAAAAGAATTAGCGTTTGAAGACGGCAATGTTGATGAAAACTGGCGGGTGTTGTGTAAAGAATTAACAGACGACTTTTACACTCCCGGCGACGAAATCAAAATAGACAGTGTGGATTATGGGTATAAAATCACAAAGCAGAATAAACAAAGGAAAAAGATTTGAAAAGTTAATAGCCCAAGAGATTGAAGCGGAAGGATTAGGAATAGCAAGAAGAGAAATAGGAAGCGGTTCTGGAAGAAGAAAAGGCGATATTGCATCAAGTATTCCCTTTCTGTTAGAATGTAAGAACCAGCCATCAGCAAAAATTCAGACAATTCTTAATTGGATAGACCAAGCCAAAAGCCAAGCAGAGAAAGGAAACTGGTCTCCAGAAAAATGGGCTCTGATATTCAGGGACTCAAGAACCCCCGAAAGCAGACCTGACATCTACGCAGTAATTGATTTTTGGGAATTTCTAAAATTGATGAAAAAAGACCAAGCCCCCCGCATTAAGCAACCCGACCGTGAGATGAGATGGAAAATCCAGAGATTGATTGATTCAGCAAAGGCTGTATTAAAAGAATTAAAAGAATAATGACCAACAAAGAAAAAAGAATTAAACAAGTCAAAGATTACATTGACAAAGTGCTTTCAGAAATAACTGCTTTTGTCCCGATTATCCGCCGATACGAAATCAGATATATGGACGAGGAAACAAACCCGAGCAACGGCGATTTCTCAGTAAGTTATGACCCTGTTTCTTTTGATGCCGAGTTTCGTGTATATAAAGACCTTTTTAACAAGATGCCAGATGAAGGAATAACAGAAGGATTTAAGAATTACATCAAATCAGGATTGGGGCACGAAGTAGGACACTGCTACATCTGGGAACTGGAGGGAACGCATAGAGATACAGAAAAAGTCGCCTCCTTGATTGGATTTTTAGTCGCCGAAATTTTGGATAATAATAAAGTATGACCAACAAAGAACAACAAATTAAAGACCTCCAAGTCAAAATAAAAAAGTTAAGCGTTTTGCTTAATAGTTTATTACTCGTTAGAGGCATAAAAGGGATGCAGGAGTGCTATTCTAATTTAATCAGAGATTTTTATTCAGCGAGCGCTATTCAAACTGCTATTAAGCAGAGAATAAGACGAATTCCTGTAATTGAGAAAGACCTTATTTACTTTACAACAACCGAGCAGAATTGGAGAATACTTTTATCTCTGATTTACAACAATATAATTAAAGCGTTTAAGTGGCGTCGGGAGTATGCCGATTGTGATGACCGAGCAAAGTTTGTTTGTGCTTTGATTTCTTTTCTCTTTACATTAAACGCCTCCGCTCAAGTTTACTGCGAAGTGAGCGGTTTCGGCGGATGGCGAGGAAGGCACTACTGCAATTTAGTAGTAACCTCTGAAAAAAAAGTATTACTATTTGATGTAGATAATGGAGGAAGGATTAAGGAGGTGGTTGGTGATAATATGACGATGGGGGGAGTGAGGTATAAGTTTTTTAAGGTGATTTTTTGAAAGATTATTTTTTGAAAGATTTTTGAGAGATTTATGGCAAATTTAGCAACATTAAAACCATTCAAAAAAAACGACCCTCGCAGACATATCAAGCAGAAGGGCGAGATAAGCGCAAAAACAAAGTTCCGCAACTTTATTGAGGACTATTTTAACTACAAAAAAAGCCAAGGCATTTCAAAAGAAAAAGCAATCAAAGAATTGATGGAAAGGTTTGATAAATTCTCCAAGAAAGAAGCGAGGATTTTGACCTATTTAGGAGACAGAATTTACGGCAAGCAAGTAGAAAAAGTTGACCTAACTTCAGGTGGTAAACCACTTCCTTTACTTCACAATGTTCGTAATAACAACGGCAATCAAAAAACTGGTAAAACTGAAAAAGAGGATTAGGGTAGCAGTTGGGGGGACCTCCGGCGGAAAAACTATAGGCATAGTTGCTATCCTGATAGATTTAGCCCAGCGAGATAAAAAACCCACCCTAACCAGCATAGTTTCAGAATCCTTCCCGCACCTTAAAAGAGGAGCAATGAGGGACTTTTTGAACATAATGAAAACCCAGGGCTATTACAAAGACAGCAGATGGAACAAAACAGATTATATCTACGAATTTGAAACAGGGAGCAAGATTGAATTCTTTTCAGCAGACCAACCAGACAAAGTAAGAGGACCAAGACGGGACAGGTTATTCATCAACGAGGCAAACAACATCCCGGGCGGATTTGAAACCTTTGAGCAATTGGAAGTGAGAACGAAAGAGTTTGTTTTTATGGACTGGAATCCAGTTAGCGAATTCTGGTATTACACAGACCTAAAGCCAGCGAGAGCAAACGAGATTGACGAGATAACCTTAACTTATAAAGACAACGAAGCACTGCCAGAAAGCGTAGTAAAAAGTATAGAAGCCAGAAAAGACAGAAGGAACTGGTGGCGAGTATTCGGATTAGGGCTTTTAGGAGAAGCAGAGGACAGAATTTACAGAGATTGGCAAATAATAGATGAAATACCCCACGAGGCGAGATTAGAGTGTTATGGACTGGATTTTGGCTATTCATTAGACCCGACGGCGATAATAGCAATTTATTATTACAACGGTGGATATATTTTAGACGAAATAACTTATCAGAAAGGATTAAGCAACAAAGAAATAGCAGACATCCTTAAAAACCAAGAAGCAAAAGTAGTGATAGCAGATAGCGCAGAACCTAAAAGCATAGACGAGTTAAAAAGTTATGGCATAAATGTCTTACCAAGCGAAAAAGGAGCAGATTCAGTAAGATACGGCATAGCAATTGTCCAGGACCAGAGAATAAGCGTGACCAAAAGAAGCGTCAATATAATCAAAGAATACAGAAACTATCTCTGGGAAAGAGATAGAGCGGGCAGATTAACAAGAAATCCAATAGGAGTAAACAACCACACTATGGACGCTATAAGATACGCTTTAGTTTATCTTAATCCTCGTGCTCCTGAAGATGAAATTAAACAAGAGATAGAAATTGAGCAAAAAAGGACACTATTACAAGAGATGAGAAAAAAAGATTATGGCTTATAAATTTAAACTTACTAAAAAACAAGAAATAAGATGGGGAAAACCTATTAGGAATGATTACTATCACTTATGTTTTCAATTGTTTTCACGGGGAGCGGTTTCTATGGGGGTTGAGATGAGGAAAATAGAAGTTGAAGAAGAAAATCCTTTCAAATATCTTGTTTTCCTTTGGTGGCTTAGTTGTAATGTTAAGAAAGGAAGAGTGATAGTGAGTGAAAGCAATATGCTTCCTTTTCGTTGTAAAAATAAGAAAAGTGCTAAAAGAATATTCAAAAGATTTAGTGAAGTTATACCAGAAGCCAGAAAAGATTGGTTAAAACTTCAGCAAAAGTTTCTTATACCTAAAGGTTTGGCTTATGACCCAAATTATGACCCAAAAGCCCAACAAAATCAACATAGACGACATAATTGAACAATACAACGACCCTGTTAAAAGAAAAAAAGAACAAATAAAAAAAAGGCGTGAGGAACGCCAAAAAGAAAAGGTCAAAGATTGGGGATTATGAACAACAAAATCAAACTTGAATTAGACCCAAAAGAAGCAGATTTAATTCAAAAAATAAGGGAAATAAAATTCGGCAGGGTAATAGTGATTATCCGCAGGGGTTTGCCAATCAGAATTAGAAAAGCCTTCAGAGATGTTATACTTGGCAGAGGATTTAACAGGTTAGAGGATAAACTGAACGGGGATTGACAGGGCTTGACAGGACTTGACAAATAGTTTTCTTTTGCTATAATAAAAGCGACAATTGAATACTGCGGGGCATAAACCCCGAAATTAGCCTCCTACGGGAAGAACCCGACAGGCTGTCAAATACTCATCAAGTTGAGGTGGGTATCTGATAGTTTGTCGGGTTTTTTTATATGAGAGTCATAGATTTAATCAAAAAAGAAATTGACAATTACAGGCGAGGATATGTTGAACTATCCGAAGGGGTTAAGTTTTCACAATCCAAATTAGTAAAAAGAATTTCGCTCTTTCAAAACAGAACCTACTCAAGCGGTAAATTAGATTCTCAAGGAGATTACAAGTATTGGTTTGACATTATTTCTCCCCGGGTTGATTCAGAAATCAAAAACATAGATTTTGATAGAAAAGATATTCTTTTAGAGAGCACAGGAAAAAGAGACGATTTTCGGCTTTTAATCTCCAACGCTTACTTGCAGGACTGGCTAAAAGAAACAGGACAAGGAGAGAAACTAAATGAAGTAATTGAAGCAAATTCAGAGTGGGGAAACGCTCTTTTGAAAAAGACAGAGGACGGCTACGAGTTATTGGACTTTAACAATGTTTATATAATCAACCAAACCGCAAAGACAATAAATGAGACGCCAATCATAGAAAGACACTGCCTAACTCAATCTTATTTAAGAAGCAAAAAAAGAGTGTGGGATAATGTTGACGAGGTTATCAAAGAAGTAAAACCGATGACGATTAAAGCGACAGAGGGAGCAAAAGAAGCCGAAATGGAGACTCCTTATTATGAGGTTTACGAGCGAAACGGTGAGGTTTCAGAAAAAGATTTACTTGAAGCACAAGGGAAAACGGGTGGGAGTGAGGATAAATATGTTTTAGCAAAAATCATAGTTTGCAATCTTAATGAGCAAGGAAATGAAAAGATTTTATACGCTGACAAACTTCCTGGCAAGCTATCTGACTACTACAAAGAAATCCACAGAGGAAGGTATCACGGCAGATGGTTTAGAGAGGGATTATACGAGATTTTGTTTGATGTCCAGGTAAGGGCGAACGAAATAGCAAACCAAATAGCCAAAGGATTAGAATGGGCTTCAAAAGTGATATTTAGAACCGCAGACAAGCAAACGATTGTTTCAAATATCAAGACCGATTTAATCAACGGAGACATCATCCACACAGGAGATTTAAGCCAGATTGATATGAGACTGCACGGAATAGACCAGTTAATAGCCGAGTGGAACAGATTGATGGAGATTGCCGATAGATTATCTAACTCTTATGAGGTAGTAAGAGGAGAGACAATGCCATCGGGAACGCCATTTAGATTAGGAGCAATACTTGATGTGAACGCCAATAAGTTATTTGACTTCATCAGAGAAAAAATAACATTAGTTTTTGAGGATTTAATCCAGGAATGGATTTTGCCAAAATTCCTGACTAACCTAAAAGCCCAAAAAGTAATAGAACTAACTGGCGGAAACCTAAAAAGATACTACGAAATGCTGGTCGATACTTGGTATTTAGACAATCTGCTTATTATCGGTCCCCACAGCCAAGAGGAAGCAAAAATAATCAAAGAAACCAAATTAGCCGAATTATTAAAAAACGAAAGAGAAATAATCAAACTTGAAAAAGAAATGTGGGCAGGATTTAAGCCGAGGGTAAAGGTTGTGATTTCAGGGGAGAATACAAGATTACTCAGCGACCTAGAAACGCTGTATTCGTTTATCCAACTTGAGACCGATAGTGTGAGAAGGCGGGCCCTGATAGAAATGGCAATGCGAAGAAAAGGAATTGATGTAGAGGGGCTACCAAAATCAGAAGAACTCCCCGCCCAATTAACACAATTAGCAACACAATGAAAGGAATACTAACCATATTCAAAGAAATAACAAAGAAAAACCAAGAGCAGAAATTCAGAAAGATAAAGAAACTTCAGAAAGAAATGGAGGAACTATATTTACAAGCCTATCCCACTAAAGCCTTACAAGAAGCAATCCAGAAAACGAGACAGGAATTTGCCCAAAAAGAAAGAGAACTGGTTGAGGAGTATATGCAAAAAGAGGTTGATTTATTAAAGGATAAAAAACTTCAATTACAAGAATAATTATGCCCAAAGGTGTAGTAAAGACAAGAACGCAGGAAAGATATTGGGAAAGAGCCAAAAGACAGGTAGAAAAGCAATATCCTAACATTGAAGTTGGAAGCGACAGATATTACCGATTAGTGATGTCAATTTACAAAAATATGGCTCATTACAAGCCAAAAGGTCAAAAGAAGAAAAAAAGAAAAAAACTATGAAATATGGAGCAAAAAGAGGAGCAGGTAAAGGCAGAGGAATGAAAGGAGGGGGCAGAAGGAATAGGAACAAAGGCGGATGCGCCAGAGGAGGAGCAGGATACGGTAGAGGAAGAGGCAGAGGTAGAGGTAGGTATAGATTAGGTTAATATGAACATAGAACACATAAAAGAGATACTAAATAGCCCAGCGGGAAAAGAACTGAAAGAGTTTTTGATAGAAATGATTTCAAGGATTGAAAACATAAACAACCTAAAAGATTTAGACAATCCAGAAGAATTAGCAATTGAACTAAAAGCAAACAAAAAAGCCTCTGTTATCTTACGAGATATTTTTTCACAAATTCTAACAATTGAACAATCGAAAGGTCGGACAGAGGAAGATAAACAAAAAGACAGATATTATTAGGCATATGGCTTATGGCAAAAAAAAAGAAAAAGAAAAAGTAAAGGAGGTGAAGGTTGTTGACTTCAAAGGCGAAGTCGTAGCAACCTACAACTCCAAAGATAACGGCAAAGACTATAAAGAAATAGCCTTTGCCCACGCCAGAAGAATTGGCGGGTCGTTAATTGAATAAAGGTCGGGTATTTATTTGTATTTATTTGAGGGCTTTGGCAAACCTCACTAAAAACCAAAAAGATTATGGCAGATGACCGAGAAAAGGAACAGGGAACTCCTAATGAAAACCCTGAGCCAGAAGTTGAGGAGGAAGAAATTGAAGAAAAAGACCTCAACGAATTCGGCGAAGAAGAAGATTTAGAACTTCTTGACGCCGAAGAACTGGCTAAACAGGCTAAAGAATTAAAAAAGAAGTTAGCAACCGCCATTAAGCAGAAAAGGAAATGGCGGGAAAGAGCACTTCAAGCCTCTAAACAAGAGGCAAAGGAAGGGGAGAAACCCCAAAAGGAGGTCAAGGAAAAACCTGAAGAGGTTGACCTTGACCAAATGATTGAGGCGAAACTCAGAGAAAAGGAGATAGAATCGCTGGATGTCTCAGATACCATCAAGGAAGAGATAAGGAAGCACATTAAGGTCGGCACCTTCAAAAGTGTCAAAGAAGCCTTAAACAGCCCTTACATCTCTTTCTTGAGAAAACAGGAGGAGGAAAAGAAAAGAGCAGAGCAAGCCTCAATAAGTCCTACTCAGAGAGGAGGGGGCGGAGCCAAAAGAGATTTCAGTGAGATGAGTCCGAAGGATTTTGATGTATCCACCCCTGAAGGAAGGAAAGAGTTTCGTGAATACCTTGAATGGCTCAAAAAGCAGGGGTAGGGCTTAAAGGTCGCCTGAAATCTATTTGGCTCTTCTTACAAGAGTTGAATAGATTTTATGGCAAACACACTTACAGCCTTCAATGCGGAATTATGGTCGGCGGTTGCTCAAGACATAATCTACAAGGAGAATGTTATCCTGCCGATTGCCAATACTGAATTCAAAGAAGGACTAAAGAGAGGAATGGATGTCTTGCACAGACCTTATGCCTCCAAGACATTAACAGCAGTAGATTATACCAAAGGGAGTGATGTAACCTTGCAGGACATTGGAGCGACTGATGATTATGTCACCATTGACCAGCAAAAGATAGTTCCCTTTGAGATTGATGACATTGACCGTATCCAGAACAAATACGATGCGCTTGCAATGTATGCTGGAATGGCTGGTCGTGCTTTGAGAAACAAGTTGGAGCAGAAAGCAGTTGATACAATTAAGAATGCAGCCAAATCGTATGTGGACGCTGGAGATGTTGGCGGAGATGCGGGGAACTACATCTCGGTTTCTACCAGTAATGTTGACAAAATCTTCACTCAAGGCGGGGTTAAGTTAAGCAACTACCTCCGTGCTCAACAGGGGAGATTTGCCATTATTGGTCCGAGAACCTACGCTACTTTACTGGAATATCTTGGTGGCAAGGATACTGATTTTGCTGATACTGTAGGAGAAAATGGTAAGGTAGGAAGAAGGTTTGGGATGGACATTATTGTCTCACCTAACCTTCCTTTCTCTGCCAAGTGGACACCTGCGGACAATCCTTCTAACGGTCAGACCTTGACTATTGCGGGGGTAACCTTTACCTTCGTAAGCACTCTCGGTAGCACTGCTGGAAATGTCAAAATTGGCACTGATACTGCTACTACTCTTGACAATCTGGTGGCTGCTATCAACGGCAGTTCTGGTGCTGGCACTACTTATGTAGAGTTAGGAGCAGAAGACAGAAGGATTTTGGTCCAAAATGGTATTACTGCCACTGATGGCACTTCCTACATTACCATCACTGGTTATGGAGACATCTCTACCGCTACTTCAGTTTCCGCTGATGCTTGGAGTTTGCAGAGGTCTCACGCCATTATCGGCGTTAAGAAAGCAGTTGATGTGGTTATTCAGAAAGATGTCACCTTTGAGTTCAGGAAGCCTGAAAAGAGATTGGGCAGGATTGTTCTCGCTTGGATGCTTTACGGAGTGAAGGTATTTGAATTGAACAAGAGCGCCTTTGTAGATGTGAGAATTGACGCTTCTGGTTGGACTAACTAACCTTTAATCTAAAACCTATGGAAGAGAAATTTTTGACAGTTATAGCAATTCTGGTTTTCTTGGTGGGCTTTATGATTGGTTATGTTGTCCATCCAAGCGTTCCTGCTGGCGGAACGGTGTATAATCGGGAGATTACCTTTACTGAAGGGATAAATGTGGATGACGGAGAATTGAAACTGGGCGGAACTGCCATAACAGCCACTGCTGCGGAAATAAATACTCTTGACGGAGTATTAACAGGTTCAACGACCTATGACCCAGCAAGTTTGGCTGACGGCGCTGGTGAGACAAAATCATTAACTGTCACTGGCGCTGCTTTAGGCGATTTCTGCTTGGTTTCTGCTCCGTATGACTTACAGGATGTGATTGCTACTTGTTATGTGCAAGCGGCAAACACGGTAGAGATAAGATTACAGAATGAGAGCGGTTCTACCGTTGACCTTGCTTCTGGAACTTGGAGAGTGCTGATTATTCCTAAATAGCCTTTTCCTTGTGGGGCTTGCTCAGTTCCTTTCCTTTTTGGAAGGGAACTGGCACAAGCCCAGCAGGGCTTACAAAGGTCGGCTATAAAAAATAATCAGGAAATATGGCTAAAAAAAGGAAGAAAAAGAGAAAGAAAAGAAAAAAGAAAACAAGGAAAGCCCCAAAGAAGTTTATGAGAAAGAAAGGAAAGACGAAGGGGAAGACAATTTCCACAGCGGCAAGGAAGAAATACGCTACGATTATTGAGAAAAAGAAAGGAAAAAGAAAGAAAGTAGTTAAAAGATATAGATTTCCAATACCGCCTGGAGACAAAGCCCACGCCAGAAACGCTTTAGCAAGATTGCCACAAGCAAAAGGATTATCACCAGCAGAGAAAGCGAAAATCAGAAGAAGGGCTTATCGGGTTTTATACGGAGTGCCATATAAACCCAAGAGAAAGAGAAAGAAGAAATAATATGAACAAAGCAATTTACATCTTAACAGCCTTAATAGTTGGACTGGTTATAGGTTATGTTATCCATTCTCCTTCGCCAGCGGGTTTTGCTTTTTACAATACCTTTGGCTCAGCAACGAATGCTACCACTTCAGTGGCTACTTCTACGGCAACAGAGGTTTTATCTGCTAATTCTGGGAGATTGTATGCCTTAATAAGCAATCAAGACAGCACCAATCCTGTTTATTGTGTGTTTGGAGCAACTTCCACAGCGGCGGTAAATAAAGGAATTAAGATAGAAGCAGGTGAGTATTACGAGATAACTCCTCAAAATCTATACACAGGAAAGGTCTCTTGTATTGCCAGTGGCGGGGCAGTAGTAGTAGGAACAATTGAGAAATAATTGAAAAATGAGGGTATATAGACCCCTCTTAACAAATTGTATAGTCCAGAAATTCGGCTTAAAGGGAACAATACCGAAAATGTTGCCCGTTTACAGGAGATTTGGGCTGAAGGCTCATAACGGATTTGACCTTGTTTGCTGGTATAGAGAGCCAATTTACCATAGCGGAGATTTTGAAGGAGTGGCTAAAACCTATGTTGATATGGGAGGAGGAATAGGAGTAGATATTATCGGCAAAGAATTCAAACTCCGCTATTGGCACTTAAAGGAATTTGTGGTCAAAGACGGGCAAAAGGTAAAAATGGGTGATTTGATAGGATACGGAGATAGTTGCTTTGATAAAGAAACAGAAGTTTTGACAGATAAAGGGTGGAAATTATTTAAGGATTTGAAAGGAGAAGAGAAAGTAGCAACTTTAAATATGGAAACAGATGAGATTGAGTTTCAAAAACCTTTTCATTATGTTAGAAGGTTTGAACGAAATATGTATCACTTTGAAAACGGAAAAATAGATTTCTGTGTGTCTCCTGACCATAATATACTTCTTTATAGGGGGGAGTTTAGAAATAAATTGAGATTGGAGCCTATTCAGAAAATTAAAGGAAAAGTTAAGTTGAAAGTAACAGGAAAATGGAGAGGAAAAGAGAAACAATTCTTTGTTTTACCAGAGTTTAAATATAAGGGAGACAGATGGGGAACGATTAGAAAGAAAAGTAGAAAGAAGATTAAAATGGACGATTGGTTATTTTTTCTGGGAATTTGGTTAGCAGATGGAAATTTAGGAGAAGAGAGGAAGAACACGATAGATTTATATCAAAGTTATTCCTATCCTCAAAACATCAAAGTTATTGATAATTTGTTAGAAAAATTGCCTTTTCATATCGTAAAAGATACAAGAAAAACAGGAAAGTCTACTTTAGGAACGAGAATTATAAAATATAATGAGTTGGCACATTGGAGAATTTCAGATAATCAACTTTATGATTATCTTAAGCAATGTGGGAAGGGAAAAGATAAAAAGGCTCCTGATTTTATAAAAGATTTATCGGCAAGACAGATTGAAATTTTCTTGAATGGTTTCTTTCTTGGAGATGGGTGTAAAAGAATAAGAAATAATACTTACGAAAAGATTTATTATCCTGGAATATCTAAAATTATGGCTGACCAACTTCAAGAGTTTATCTTAAAAACAGGAAGAAGAGCAAGGATTGCTGTAAGGAAATTTAAAGATAGAAAAGATTTTTACGAAGTAAAGGAGTATCATTCAGTTTCTTCTTATTATAGTCCGTTGAAAGTAAAGATTATAAGATATAATGATTACGCTTATTGTGTATCTGTTCCAAACAGAACATTGTATGTTAGGAGAAATGGGAAAGCATTATTTTTAGGAAACACAGGTTTCAGCACTGGCAATCACCTTCATTTAGGATTAAAGCGGGTTGACGAGAACGGAAAGACAATAAACAAAGATAACGGCTACTTTGGAGCAATTGACCCAGAACCTTACTTTGTTAATGAGTTTGTCTTAAAAGAAAAAGCAGAAATTTTGAAAAGGTTAATTCAACAAATTAAATCAAAGTTAGTTGAAATAAGGTATTATGGCAACAGAATGGGATAATGAAACACCACACAGCACTACTTGGGAAAATGAGGAGTTTAGCAATCCGCCTGCTAAATTTGGTATGGCTAAATTCGGAAAGTCAAGGTTTGGGAAAATAAAAGCGGGCGAAGGAACTGATTGGGACAACGAAACAAAACACTAATATGAGAAAAATTCAAATCATATTTACAACCTTAATAACGATTTTGATAACAGGAGGGATTATTTTAGCATCAACCAGTTTTCCTACCTCTTTAGATAATTTACCCACTGTGGAGACTGGTGATGTTATAACTGCCAGCGGTTGGAACGATATTGTGGGGGCTATTAACGCTCTTGAGCAGAAAATTGGAATTGATAATTCCACTGACACTTCTTCTTTGGATTATCTGGTAAAAACCCACGCTCAACCTTCTCAATTAACGGTTAGTGGGACAACTACTTTAAGCAGTTTGACTAATGGATTTTTGAAAGTTGATGCTAATGGACAAGTTTCTACTTCAACAATAGATATTTCAGATGATACTAATTTAACCGCTTCCTCTCCTCTTTCATTGTCAGGAGACACTATTCAAATAGACACTTCAGGCGATTGGACAGGAACTTTAGATGGTTATGAGGGAGCGGATTTCTTATTAAAGGCAGGCGGAACAATGACTGGAGATTTGACGGTGAGTGCGACGACTACTTTAGCCACAACCACTTTTAGCAATCTGGCAAATGGATTTTTGAAATTGGACGCTAACGGCAAGGTTTCTACATCAACGATAGACATCTCGGATTATACCAACCTCGCAGTCAGCGGAACACTACTCAATTTAACAGGTGATACCTTAAGCGTGAACGAGGGAACTTTAACTGATGGCAAACTCTGTAAATATGTAGCAGGGACAGGTTTAGTTTGCGACTATACAGACCAAGACACAACCTACACCGCAGGCGGAACTTTGCTTCAGTTAAGCGGAACAGAGTTTAGTATTAAGGAAGGCACTTTAACTTCTGGAAAGATTTGTAAATACGATAGCACAAACGGGCTTGTCTGTGATTACGATGACCAAAATACAACCTATACAGCAGGAGGGACGCTTCTCCAATTAAGCGGGACTGAATTTAGCGTCAAAGAAGGCACTCTTACAAGCGGAAAACTCTGCAAATACGACTCTACAAGCGGTTTAGTTTGCGACTATACAGACCAAGATACAACCTATTCAGCGGGAACTGGACTTGATTTAACTGGAACAACCTTTAGTTTGTCCCATTTAGGACTGGAGAGTTTAACAGACCCTAATGCTAACAGATTATACTACTGGAACGATACAAATAATACTACCGAATGGCTGGATTATTCCAACTGGGACACTGACAAAACAGACGACCTAACCACCGCTACTACCTTTTCGGGAGATATTTCTGGAACTTACAACAATTTAGCAATAGGAGATGACAAGGTCACAGAGGCAGACCTAAAAGTAGTCAACTCTCCGACTGATGAATACTGCTTAACTTATGAAGCAACTGGAGGAGATTTTGAATGGCAATCTTGCGGGACTGGAGGGTCAGAGTGGACGGATGCTGGAACATTCCTTTATCCTACCGAGACAACCGATTCAGTTCTTATAGGAACAAGCACGCAAGCAACCTCCACTAACATATTTGAATCTTACGGGAAATCTTATTTCTATAATTCTGGAGTTCCTTTAGATATTCAGAACACCACTGATGCCGCTTCAAACCAGGTTGCCATATTCAGGGCTAACAATAGAGCAACAGCGGCAGATAATGACCAAGGATATATCTCATTTTACGGGGATGATGATTTAGGAAATTCAGTGGAGTTTGCGAGAATAACTTGGGAGATGGATGATGTAACGAATAATAGTAAGGATAGCACTTTATATTTAAAAACGATGTCTAATAATTCTTTAGTAACTTCTCTTAAGGGTGTTGGCTCTTATGTTTATATCGGAGAGACTGGGACGGGTCATTTACTTACAGGTAATACTCAAATAGCAGGATATTTAAATATAACAGGTTCAGAGGGTCTTATCGGCGGTTGGTCTCTTCGTGATTCTGATTATACTCTTATAAAAGCAGTGCTTCTTGATAGTGATTCATCCATATCTGCTAATTACTCTGCGAGCGGGATGCTTTTTCGTCCCCGTTTTTCAGAGGCATCATCTGGCAATCATCCTCTTATTGCAGGAGTAGCAATTCAACCAACTACAATAGACGCAGGCAGTGCCACCGTCTCCGACACTGCCTCTCTTTACATAGAAGACGCAGCCACAACAACAGTGGTCTCTGGCGATAATTATGCTCTCTGGGTAGACGCTGGCAAAACAAGGTTAGATGGAGATTTGCAATTAGGACTTACTAATGGAATTCTTAAGGTTGATGCCAACGGCAACGTTTCCGCTGGCACAGTGGATATTTCAGACAATACAAATCTATCAGCAGGGAGGAGTTTGACACTTAATGGAGACACGATAGACGCAGACGCCGAACTCTACCAAAAAACTCTTTCCTTTGATTGGTTGGGTGTGGATGCCTCAAAAGAATTAAAATACAAAGTCAGAAACGCTATCACTATTAACAAGATTTACTGCAATTCTGTAAATGGAACAACAACGATTTCCCTGTTTGAAAGAACACTTGATAGTCCAGATAGCGGAGGAAGTGCGATTTTATCATCTTCCCTGACCTGTGGAAATGGAGCAGGCGTTGCTTCTACTACTTCCTTTTCAGATAGCGCTATTGCTGCTGATGCTATTATTGCCGCCACTTCAACTATTGATGGAACACCAGATTGTTATATCTTTATTGATTACACGATAAATGACTAAAAAAATCAAAAATATCATAATTACTGGAATCGCTGGAGCGACCATCGCTGGAGGAGTGGTTTTACACTCCCTGCCAACCTCAAAAGTCCCCTGTATTGAAGCGGAGGGGCAAAAGATTTGCTTTCCCTACACAGATGATAATTCAGGAGAAAACCTGTTAATCTACACTGATAGGCAGGATTATGTAAACGGGGATTATATTTACTTTGCTATTAACAACAAAAGTATAGCCCAAACTGCCCGCATCGCTGGATTTTTCGCAAAGGACAACCAGTATATTTCAGATATAGAGGTTTTAATAAAAGATGTTCCTTATTTGGTTAAAATCCCAGAATATACAACCACAACCTACGATTGCTCTTATTATTCGTCCACAACCAATGAAGTAGTAAATAAAACTTGTCAAAAACGGAAGATTATCGGCTATCGTCAAGAAATAAGATACAAGGACAAATGGATACCCCTAAAGATGGTCAAATATAACCCTCTTAAAACGATAAGTCATAAAGTTAAAGTCAAGAGCAAAAACGGATACAAAGCCGTCAAAGAATTACAGCACTACCTGCCAGAAGGATTTACCTATTTTAGAGGTAAAGTTCACGCTCCGATGATGATGAGAAAGAAAACCGAGTTCTTTATAGAGGTAATAGGAGAAAAAGGCTACGGACATATTGACCCCTTCTTAAGTGGCTACACAACCCGCAGAAAACTGACAATAGACCATACCAAGATAGATTCAGACCTGACCGATTTCCCAGTTCTTGTAAAACTTACAAGTTCCAATTTTGACTTTTCAAAATCAAATTCAGACGGCTACGATATCCGCTTTTGCTCCAGCGACGGCACAACCTTATTGAAATACGAAAGGGAAAGGCACGACTCAACCAACGAGGTAGCGGAATACTGGGTAAAAATACCTTCTGTTTCAAGTTCGGCGGACACGGAGTTTTATATTTACTACCGAACTGATGACACCGCTGACGGGGCAGACCCGACTAATGTGTGGGACAGTCATTTCAAAGGAGTTTGGCATTTGAAGGAAGACCCTTCTGGAACGGCACCGCAAATGAAAGATAGCACTTCTCTTGGGAATGACTTAATTGCTTATGGTTCTATGACTTCCGATGACCAAGTGGAAGGGAAAATAGATGGAAGTCTTGATTTTGATGGAAGTGATGATTATTTACAAAGGACTGATGATAATTTTGATGTGTCTAACGTTACGGTATCACTATGGTTTAAGATTACAGGAGATCTTAATGTTAATCACTACCTTCTTGGTTTAAGAGCAGATAACAAACTATATTGTTATCATTCACAAGATAATGATTGGTTGGCCTTTGGAATTTACGCTGTTACTGGCGGAAGTGTGGAGATTCCTCAATCTTACTATGACGATGGAGCGTGGCATCATCTTGCGGCTACTTATGATGGTTCTATTTTGCGTGGTTATTTAGATGGAACGGAAATAGATACTAATTCTGATGTTTCAGGAAATCTTAATTCTGGTAATGACCTATATGTGGCTTCAAGATATTCTATTTCTGATTTCCTACAAGGATTAGAAGATGAACTTCGCATATCCGACACTGCCCGTTCCGTTGCTTGGATAAAAGCCACTTACAATTCAGAAAACGACACCTTATTAACCTACGGGAGCGAGGAGACAGAAGGAGTAGGCAGTAGCCAACCAGTAATTATTGATTCTTTCTAATATGGAAAACGAAATCTTTCAAATCATCACGAATATTTCTTGGGCAGGTGTGGGAGGATTGTTTGTCTATTATGTCCTTAAACCGCTTATATCTGTAATCTCCGTAAGAATAAACGGCAAAGACAACGGGAGTTTAAGGAAAAGATTGGACGAACTTGAAAACAACCACTACCGAAGTTTGAGGAGAGAAATTGACGAATTAAAGGAAGATATGAAGGATTTAAGAACGAGGATGATAAATTTAGAAATAAAGGTCGGGAAATTAGAGGTAAGAGTAAACAATAGGAAAATATGAACCCTAATAAAAAAATTCTTTCACTACGAGGAGAAGAAATACCTAAATCCTTCCCAACGCAGGCGGAACTGAACAGATTACCTAAAACCAAAATAGGACAACCAGATATAACCAAGTTAGAAAGAGAAACAGTTGGAAATATCATCCTTAATTGTTTAGCAAATTATGTGGTTAAAGACAGAAAAGAAGGATTCTACATAAATCTGATTGCCCAGTCAATTTTATCAGGAAACAAAAAAATAGAATTCAAAGACAAAATAAAAAGGTTTTTGATTGATGTTTTAGATGAGATGACTTTAAGGAGAGAGAAGAACAAAGACGGCAAAGAGGAACAAAAGGGGCTCTATGCAGCCTGGGCAATTGCTCAAGTTAAAGAGGAAGTTTTAGGCAAAAAAGAATTTCAAAAAGAATATGCAATTTAATCCAACTGACAAATCAATAAGTATTTGCGCTGATATTGACTTCTGGATTACAGGCAGAGGTGATGTTTCAAGCGATTGCCCGATTGAGGACAAGACGAGGTTATCCAATGCTGCTTTAGACAGGATTTGCTATTTGATTTTACACTCTGACAATAAATGGAATTGGGACGATGCCAATCAAACCAATTTACCAATTAGAACAACTGATTTAGTAGAAAATCAAAGAGATTACGGCATACCTCAAACAGAATTCTTAAAAGTTTTGAAAGTTTTAGCAAAAGACAGAGCAGGCAATTTTAGAGAATTAAGACCAGTTTCTTTGCACTCTCCAGAAGGACAAAGGATAGCAGAGAATAGAAGCACAGACAAAGGAACGCCTCAATACTATGTGAAATTAGGAAGTTCAGTATTTCTTGGACCAAAACCAGATTATTCTAAAACAGATGGAGTTAAGATTTTTTACCAAAGGAACATACACTATTTCACAACCAGTGATACGGATGCCCAGCCAGGATTTAACCCTAATTTTCACAGATTAGTGCCTTTATATGCTGCCAGGGATTATTGCGCTGCTAACGGACTATTAAACAGATTGCCAATTTTAGATAAAGAAATTGAAAAATATGAAAGGGCTTTAATAGATTTTTACTCCTCTCGTGCCGAAGACCAACCAGACAGATTAAGATTGAGAAAAGAGGACTATGGAGCAATAGGACTAACTGATTTAGGCACAGAGGAGCAAAGTGTAGATTGGCAACACGAATAATATGGCAGTAGAAGCAAAACCAATCATATTAAAAAACTTCTATATGGGTCAATCTCCGTTGGCTCATCTGGATAGTTTGACTGACAAAGGAAACGAGGGACATTATTCTGACGCCAAGAACATTGACATTATTTCAAACCCGGGAGTGTTAACGCAGGGGCCAGGATTGGCAAAACTGACAAACGGAGACCAGTCAGGAGTAGTAAACGAGTTAATCAGATTTATTATGCAGACGGCGGTTGCTGATGGACAGACCTACGGGATAGGAAGCACCAAACTATTCAGGATTACCCCGACAGCGGTTTCAAATACAACCGACTGGCCACATACAATAACAGGAGCAAGTAGAGGAGAAAGCGTTTGCTATCTTAAAGGGGCTTTATATTATTTCTGGCAGACAAACATTGGCAAAGCGACAAATTTAGGAGGAACACCAAGTTTCGACGATGATTGGGGCTCAACGAAAGATGCCGCCTTACAGGACGCTCCCCATCCAGTAGCGGTTAAAGAGGACATAATGCTTTTTGGCAACGGCAGATATGTGGGCAGATATTTTGCCAATTCGGACAATTTAGATGTTGATAAATTAGATTTCGGAAACGGAAATGAGGTAGCAGATGTGATATTTCACGCCAATCAGTGGTATATTGCGGTAAACGCTGGGGTTTCAGGAAGTAATCGCTCTCAAGGGCATATTTACCTGTATGACGGAGCGGCAGTTAGTTCTTTATTGGACGATGAGGCAAATGTGGGATTACAAAGGATTGGGTTCTTATTCCCCCTTAACGGAGTTATTTATGTCGCTTATCAGGATTTATCAAACGGATACAAGATAGGATATTTAGCAGGCAGAAGGATAAAACCTTTAGCATACTTTACAGGAGATTTGCCAACCTTTAGACAAAAGACCCTTTACAAAGAAACGATATTATTCCTGTCAGGACAAAAGATTTATTCCTGCGGGGCGGTAGTGGATGATTTGCCGATACAATTAAGTTATTTAGCCACTCCTTCTTATTCAACTGTTGGAGCGTTATCAGCCCCTTTTGGCACACCAATGGTGGCTTCCACAGATGGAACAAATTACAAACTGGAAAAATTTTCAGGATATACTACAAGTGCTTATTGGAAATCGGTTGTTATTCCCTTGATTTATGGCAGATACATAGGAGTGATAGATGAGATTGTGGTTTTGACCAAAACATTAGGAAACAACGCCAGATGCGATTTACAATTAGAAATCAACCAAGCGAGCGAAACCTATCCTTCTACTGCCAAACAGATAACAGGAAGCAAAAGGAGACACGTTTTCCCAATAAATAAAGGTCAGGTAGAGGATTTCAGAATTAAGTTAGATTGGAGCAACGGCTCAACTTCCAACGATTGCCCTATAAGGGAAATCCATATTAAATATCATTTTTCAGAGAAATGAAGGTAGATTTAACGCCAAGATTCTTTAGGATAGTCCCCAAGAGAGAGAAAATAAAACTTCCGATAAGTTTTCGGGACGATATTGAATTGGGAGCAGACAAACCAGAAGAAGGAGCAACCAACAGCAAGACTTTTTACCAAGCAACTCCTCCCACAGGCGGATACAAGCCAGGTGATATTTGGATAGACACCGATGACAATAACCACATCTACAGAGCGGATGAAAACCTTAACTGGGTTTCAGCAAGGGATGGAAAATTGGTAGGGTTGGATGATAGTGGAAATCTAATCAAGGATGTTATCAATTCTGCTTTAGAAACTTCTACTAAAAGGATTTTGGGAGAATTTACCTTTGGAGATTCAGGGGCAATTGCTATTAAAACAGATGCTAATAACGGCTTATGGATTTCTCCTACTGGGATTTTGGCTAAAAAGTCAGGTAATACTACCTTTACAATAGATAACACAGGAGATGCCACTTTTGCGGGAACATTGTCAGCACCTTCAGGAACATTGGGGACTATTACTGCTGGCACAATTACAGGAGCGACTATCCAGACAGCGACTTCTGGAGCGAGGATTCTTTTAGATACTGATAAATTAGTGGCTTATGATGATGCCAGCAATGAGATACTTAAGGTTCTTGTTTCAGGAACAGATGTAGGAGATGTGATACTTGGGGATTACGCTAACAATAAAGGACTAAAATACGACAAATCAGCAAATGCTTTCTATGTTAAAGGGAATATCACAATTACAAGTGGCTCGGGAATTTCTAATTTAAGTGATGCTGGAAGTTTAGCAACAAAAGATAAGGTAGGAAAAACTGATTGTGATACTACGATAATTTCAGATGGAAAAATTGTTACAGATTTACTAACTGCTTCTAATATCCAAACTGGAACTTTAGATGCTTCGGTTGTTAATGTTACTAACCTAAATGCTGACAATATCACTACTGGGACTTTAACAGGAAGAAGAATTAGAACAGCATCATCAGGACAAAGAATAGAAATAGACAAAGATAATCACTGGATAAGATTCTATGACTCTGATGGTAAGGAAGAGGGAAGAATTAACCCAACAGGTTCTGCGTTAGAGATTAAAAGTGGAGTTGCTGGTAGTAGTATTTCATTTCGGCTTTCTTCAAGCGATGGAAATTTTGATTTGATACCAATGGAACTTCGTCAATCAGGAGTTGCAACTGGTCTTATTTATCCAATGTCATTAGGTGCTTATGATTTAGGAAAGAGTGATAAAAAATGGCAACATCTTTATCTTTCAGGGAATATCTATGTGGACGGAAATGTAGACGGAGTAGATATTTCTGCTCACGCCAGCAATGCTTCAGCGCACCACACAAAGACCCAGTATTTATCAGAAATCTCAATAAATACAGATAAGAATTGGGGAGGGTATGATATAACTGGTGTCGGGAAAATAAGTGCGAGTGTTTTGAATATTGGTGCAAGTTCAACCAGTAATTATATCTCGGGAGGTCTGTATGTAAGTGGAGGTCTTGATATGGAAGTATCAGATATTACAGATGTAAGGTATCTTTACTTTAACTCCTCTGGAGGACGGATTTATTATGGAGGCAATCTGTTTCAAGATTTTTATAACAGCCCTTCTGGAAGACCGACAGGTTATACCTTAAATAGAGAAACAAGGTTTTCAACTACTTTAACTCCTCACTCAAATTGTTATGAGCATATAGGATGGCGTTCGGGCTGGGATGGTGCAACTACTAACCGCATTTGGAGAGTAATCCATTATGGTTGGGCTGGAACTGGAGGATGTTCTGAAGGAGGAGTTTTGGCTTGTTCTCCAATTAGAGTTGAGAATTCTGCTTTAAGCGTTATTAAAAAAGTCAAAAAACCAAAATTCTTTGATAAAAGCAAACTTACTTGTAAGTATGGTCTTAAAGGGTCTAAACCAGGTAAATACTTTACAGAAGATGATTTCCCAGAAGAAATGAAGATGAAATACCCTGGCAGGGCAGATGGTAAATCTTCTATTGAAGTTTTTAGGTCAATAGCCATTCTTACACAAGCCCTTAAAGAGTTAATGGAAAAGGTCGGGACTCTTGAAGAAAAGTTACAATGAATTTGAAAATAAGAAAGATTATTACTACTTTGATTGTTATTTCATTAGTAAGTGCTATTTTATTCCTGTATTATGAAAATCAAAAACTTAAAAATAGGTTAAATACCTGTTGTGAATTGGAGATTATGGGAACTTGGATAGATTCACAAACTGGAGGTGGATATTCAGGAATAAGAAAGCACTGTGATGATATTCCACTATCACAAGCAATAGGCAAACCGTGTTATTAATATGCCAACCAAACAACAACAAATAGCAAACATATTAAAACAAATTGCCGCAATAAAGGCAAAAATAGGAGCGGTTAAGAAGGAACTGGCAAGGAGAACTGCTGCCAAGAAAACTACCACTACAAAACGGACTTCTACAAGACCGACTTCTACAAAAGGAGGCGGAACATATATCAACAAATACACCCAACAATCTGTCCCTATAGGAACACCTTCTCCTGGATATACCGCTTTAGGCACTCCTCTTGCTGGATACGCTTCTCACGTTACACCGACTACAAGAACTACAAAAGGAAATGTTTATACTGTCAAACGAGGTGATACTCTTTCTGGAATAGCAGCAAGGTATGGTTTAGATTGGCGAACTCTATGGAAAGCAAATCCACAAATTAAAAACCCAAACCTGATTTATCCTGGTCAACAGATTTCTATTCCTACTACCTCTAAAACAAAAGAGGAAACTACACAAAAAGGAGAAACAGAGACAGAAACAGAGACAAAAAGAGAGACAAAAAGAGAGACAAAAACAGAGACAGAAGGAGAAACAGAAGGAGAGACAGAAACAGAGACAGGAGAAGAGACAGAAACAGAAAAGCAACAACAAATAAAAGAAATTCAAGAAGAAATCAAAGAGAAAAAAGAAAGAGCCAGAGATGTCTTACAGGAAATGATAAGAAGAGGAAAACAACTCCCAGGAGCGGAAAAACTGGCAAGTATGGTAGGAATGAAACTTCCTCCTCTACCCGAATACAAACCAACAACAATAGACACTGAAACCCTTGAAAAGGAAATAGAAAACAAACGAGCCCTCTATGAAAAAGAACTCCAAGACAGATTAAACGCAATCCAAAGAGAAAAAGAGATAGCAGAAAAACAGATTGAAACTATTAAAGCCACCCAGAAAGGAATTCTTGAAAAAGATATTGAACCCTTACTTGCTCCTTGGCGGGAGAAACTGGAGAAAGCAGAAAGAGAAAGATTGGAAATAGAGAAAAACTATTTTGCCAACCAAAGGACGATTGAGGAAATAGAAACCCTATTAACCCAAGCCAAGCGGGAAATCAAAGAGGCGGAAAGTATAACAGGCTTAAGAGCCATAAGAGAGCCAAGAATTCAAAAGATTAAAGAAGATATGCAGGGCAGGATAGCGGTATTAGAGGCAGTAATGGCGGCAAGGAATAAACAAATATCAGTTGGCGAAGAACTGATTGACAGAATGATGGACGCTATCCAGAAAGATAGACAGGACAGATTAAACTACTACGAAGCCCTTTACAACTTTTACCAAAAAGCCAGAGACGAGGAAGGAAACAAACTTCTGCGGTTGACCAAAGATGAGAAAGAGTTTTTAGACCTCCAAACTTCCCTTATTAGAGAGGATATGGACAGGGCTTACGAGACAGCGGATTATATTAAGAGGTTGATGATGAATCCTAAAACCGCTGATATTTTAGAAAGAGCAGGGGTTAAATTAACCGACAGCGTGGAGGAAATTAACAAAAAGTTAGCCAACGATGCTTACAGGCAGGAGATTATTGAAGCAGGCAACAGAATGGCAGAAGCAGGCTGGATTGAGATACCAGAAAGCCAATTATCTAACAAGCCTGCCAATGAAGTGATTGCGTTAAGGGATAGTAGGGGTAATGTTCACTATTACTGGAGGGAAGGAGGATTAGAGGAAGAGAAGGAATCAGAAGCGGTTTTTGAAGACCCTACTACTGGTAAGGTTTATGACTTTGGAACAGTGACAGGACTAAAGGAGTTTAAGAAAGACCATCCTGGATATACCTATGAGGATATGAATGCATGGATGGATGCGAATCTAAAATTAGATGCTAAAACGAGAGAAGGATTACTAAAAAGAGCAGGATATACGCCATTGGAGGAAGAGAAAGGGGAGAAGAAGGAGAAAGAGGAAGAAGTGATATGGGAAGATTTGGAAAAAGAGCCTTCAGAAGAATCTTGGTGGGAGAAAATAAAAGGAGCAGCAAAGGGAGTATTAAAGAAGTTGAAATTTTGGTAAGCATTGATAAGTTATGAACCTGCTTGTTCAAGTCAAAAACTTTCTAAAAAGCGCTAAAAAGGAGATAGAAAGCATAAAATCTCCCGAGTTTTTGCGTCCAATAGCAGGAGAATATCTTTTTAAGAAAGAGCCCAGGAAAGAAATGACTTTTAGGATTGGCGAAGGGATGACACCAGCGGAGAGAAGGAGGGCGCAAGAAGTTATCAAAAAATACACACGAGAATCACCTGCAGAGCCTACAATTCTTACCGCAACCTTACCAGAGTTGATAAGAAGGGAAATAAGGAAAGAAAGAGAAAAAAGAATAGAGCAAGAAATTTTTAAGAGAAAATATCCTGAAAGATATGCAAAAATAATACGCTCTGGCGCTGCTATTCCTGGAGTATCTGAAAGGTTGGTAAAAAGAGGGGAAATAACCCCTTATGAGTCAGAATTGTTTAGATTGCCCGACATATGGATAGATGCAGCACCGATGGAGTTTGTAGGGATTCCAAAGTCAATTCTCACAAAATTAAAGCCTTATATTGAGCAAGCAAAGGTAGTTAAAGATGCGGAGGAGTTAAAAGACATCATTGTCTCTCAAGGCAAAGCGAGAGAATTTGCCGATTTGCTTAAAAAAGCAAAGATTAAAAATTTGAGCGAGTTTTGGAACAAGGTTAGACCAGATAAGCCAATTAAAATCACTCCAGAAGCCCCAGAATTGGCTCCAGAGACGATTTCAAAGCCAAGAGGTATAAAACCACTACCCAAAGCAAAAAAGCCCGCAGAAGTTAAAATAGAGGGGATTCCGAAAGAATTAGAGCCATTAGCGAAAGAGGCAAGGAAGTATAAGAGTGCGGAGGAGTTTGTGGAAAGTTTAGAAAAAAAAGGAAAAGTATATTATCATGGAACACGAACGAAGTTTGATAAATTTACACTTGAAAGATATGCACCAAATATAACTGCTCGGGCTGAAGGTCCTGGAGTTTATTTTACTGATGATAAAAAATTAGCATTATCTTATACAGGAAAAGGAGGAGAATTAAAAAAAGTTGTTCTTAATGTAAAAAACCCAATGACAGTTTCTCAAAGAAAGATAACTGATTCTCAATTATTTAAATTAGTGAAAAGTATTTGGAAAAAAGAACCAAACATTTTAGAGGATTATGGAATATACACTACAGATAAAAAGAAAGCATTACGAGATTTGGTTAATATTTTGAAAGAGAATAAAACAGATGTAGATATTTTAGCAGAACTTCATAATGCTGGCTTTTTATTACCTACTGATTTGAATAAAGAATTTATGAAAATTACTGGATATGATGGAATAATTAGAAAAATGCCGAATGGAAAAAAGATTGTTGTGGCACTTCATCCAGACCAAATTGTTATACTTGATGATTTCTACAACCAAGCAATCAAAGGAGTAAAAGCAACCAAACCCGCCCTCAAAGAAACCTGGCAAAAAATCTCCACCTATCCTAAAAAAGGCGACTATGTAAGAGTAAACTGGAAAGGCAAAACCTATGAAGGAACAATTACTGGAGAAAAACCAGTCAGATTTAGAACTGGATATGTGGCAAGAGAGATTACTACCAAAGAAGGAGTTAAGAAATGGATGCCGTGGACGAGTAAAGCGAAATATGAGGTGAAAATAGAAAAACCGACGCCGACACCCGAAATCAAACCCAAAGCAAAGCCCGAGGCTAAACCAAAAATTAAACCAAAAATTAAACCAGAGATTAAACCAAAAGAGCCAGAGATTCCTAAAGAAATTCACAAGAGCGACAAAGAATTAATAGAAAAATTGATAAAAAGATTAAAAGCAGCCCCTCTTTTTAGAGGCAAACAGGAGAAACTCTATACTGAAGCGAGAGCCAAAAAACTTGCTAAACTGTTGAAAATTAGAGGAAAAGAAAAAGGAGAGGAAAGATTTTACAAAGAGTTGGCAGCTCTAAAAGGAGAACTGCCTAAATTGCAATTTCAGCCAATTAGGGAAGGATTTGACCAAAAGAGCGTGGACAGATTGTTTGATATGATAGCAGAAAAGAGAATTTTGGATGATTGGGAGAAGGTTAATGCTCAAAAAGGATTACTGAAAGTATTAGAAGGTAGAGTCCCAACCAAGGCAGAAATCTCTTTATTGAATGATGTTTTTGGCGAAAGGTTTACAAAAGCCCTTTTAGAAAAAAGACCGCTCTTTGAAAAGATGACAGAGATGGGAATGCAACTATATAATCTATCTCGGAGCCTTATGGCTGGCTTTTTTGACTTCTCCGCTACCTGTATGCAGAATCTCTTATTTGCTTATAGACATCCTCTCAAGACAAGCGAGAATTTTGTTAAAAGTTTAAGAATGTTTGCCAGTGAAACCTACTTTAAGAAAAGTATGGAGGAAATTGTAATGAGACCAACTTATAGAGCAATGAAAAAAGCAAAACTTCCGTTAACAGAAATGGGAGGAATTATTAGCGAGAGAGAGGAAATGTTTATGGCGCCTATTGCTGAAAAAATTCCTGTTATTGGAAAAGTTATTAGGGCTACTGGACGGGCTTATACAGGATTTCTTAACAGGATGAGGGCAGATGTATTTGATGCCTATTACAAAAGTGCTAAACTACTCGGCATAGATGTAGCAGATGAGAGATTCTTGTCTACACTGGGCAGATTTATAGGAAATGCTACAGGGAGAGGAAGATTGCCAGGGCAACTTGAAAGAGCAATGCCTGTTCTCTCACAGGGTTTATTTTCAGCCAGAAAATTAGCGGCTACTTTTGATATGATAAATCCTGAATTCTATATCACTCTTCATCCTTATGTGAGAAGGAAAGTTTTAGAAACCTGGTTAGCATTTTTGGGAGGTGGATTAACTCTTTTAGGAATAGGTAAATTAGCAGGAGCAGAGGTTGAAACAGACCCAACTAATGCAGATTTTGGCAAAATTAAAATTGGTAATACAAGAATAAATGTTTTTGGTTCTTATCAATCAATAGCGGTATTATTAGCCAGATTATGGAAAGGATATATTACCTCTTCTACTACTAAAAAAAGAATGGTTTTGGGAAGAGGATATAAGCCTGTAACCCGTTTAGATATTATTTCTCGTTTCTTTTCAATGAAGCAGCATCCAACCTTAACTTTTATCTTTTCCTTGTTAAGAGGAACAGACCAAATAGGGAGGAGATTTGATTGGAAAGAAGATGCTTTGAAAATGTATACGCCGATGGTCTTTCAAGATGGTAGGGACCTTTTTAAGGAACACGGCGCAACAAGATTATCTTTCTTTGGTGTAGTATTAGCAATGTTAGGAGTATCAGTGCAAACCTATGCTCCGACTATACGATTTAACGAGAAGATTACCAAAGAAGTAAGAAGATTACAGGACAAAGGATACAGTGAAATTGTCGGCATAGGAGCATATATGCCAGGATATCCTTCTTTATCTCTTAAAGAGAACGATTTAATGCAGAGATTTGCCGAAAAATTGGCTAATTATAGAATCAGTAATCTATTGGCAAGTGAGGAATATAAAAAACTTTCAGACGAGGAAAGAGCAAGAAAGATAAACAATGAAGTCAAAAAAGCAATTCGCCGAGCAAAGGTAAGGATGATTTTGAAAAAGATAGAAGGGTTAGAAGGTGAGGAATTGAGGAGGAAACTTAAAAAATTTAAAGATGATGGCTTATTAACCAAAACAATTTTCAAGGAGATTAGAAAAGAAAGAGAGATTAGATTTTAATAAAGTTCTCCTGCTGTTCCGCTTTCTAATCGTAGGTCAACTCCTAAAATATAATAGCCAATTAAAAAGAGCAGAATAGACCAGAGAATTCCCACGAGCATAGCAATAATGAAAAATTTAATATCTTTCCAAGTAAAACACATAATTAAGGAAAAATTGAAAGAAAGCAATAACTAAAATAGAGCAAAAAGAAATAAAAGACAAACAAAAAGATAATAACAACAGCATCTTTAGCAATTTCCCAATTCATTGCCAAAATAATAGCACTTTTGATAAAATATGTCAAGTCAAAGGTCGTTAATTAAAACATAAAAATCTATGGCAGAAGAAATTTTTGTCGGAGCAGTAGTTTCCCTGTTGGTTCAGGTAATCAAGAAACTCTACCGAGAATACATCAGTGAGGAATGGCAGGATGTGGCTGTTTTGGGAACTCTTGTCTTGTTCTCAATCGGGGGAGCAGCAATTTATCAGGTATTGGTTCACCAGGGCTTGTGGGAGTGCTTTTACAAGGTTATTGTCAACGCTTCGGCTATCTGGGCTTTGCTGATTAAAAGGGTGGAAGACAAGGCGTAATAATAACTCTTATACTCCGTCATCATTATAGGAAGAAGATTTTGCAAGGTCTTGCAAAATCTTTAAGCAGGTGGATGCCTGTTAAAAACCTACTGCCCCCAGTCGGTTTTTGCCGCCCGTAAGGGCGGTTTTTTTATAAAAAGTGTCACGATGTGACACAATTAAAGTTAATTTGACAGGGGTGGTATAATAAAGGAATATGGCAAGAAGGTCAAAAAGCATCAGGGTGGAAACAATCAAAGAAGCGGTAAGAGACTTCTATGGGCAATATAACCCAGATTTTAGAATTGTCTCTAATTTTATTAGAAAAAAGAAAACTCCAACGCTCACGGAAGAACAGAAAACCGCTATCTGGTATATTAAGCAGAATTTAGCGGATAAAACCTACCGAAACAGCGTAATCAAGGATTTGGGACTTTCTGGGCAATAAATACATCTTAAACACCCCAAAGTTGGGGGGTTTTCGGCTGATTTCCCCTTAAAAAAGACCTATACTCCCTGAGACGAGTAATTTCTCAAAAAAAGGGTTGTTTTATTTGTTTACTTAAAAGAATTGAAAAAATGCCAAAAACCAAGACCTTCACCAAAGGCAAAGACACCTACATTGTCTGTCCCAAATGTGGAGCAATCTACAACGCCAACGAAACAGAACACTGCCCAGGTTGTTTATATGGTTTGAAACTTAATTATTCTCCTAAAAAGAAGAAAAAGAAAAAACTAACTCCCGAGCAATTAGAAAGACAAAGAAAATACCAGCGTGAATATGCCAGAAAAAGACGCAAAGCAATAAAACTACTCTGGACAATGCCAAGTAATGGGGGACTTGACAACGATGAGCAGATGTGGTAGGATAGGGGGTGGAATATGGCGAAAATCGCAAGGAACAATTTAATACTTAATTGGCAACAATCCGCAGTTGTTTATGGGTTTTCTTGCGATTTCCCAGCCAGACGACTGCGGATTTTTGCTTGTTAGGAGTAAATTTATGGCAAGCAGAGTAATATACAAAAAAGATGAATATGAACTCAAGGGGAAGAAGTATATTCAGATAGGAATAAATTCAATTGAAAGAGATATATTTAACGAATTGATTACTATCTTTAAGGAAAATTTTGCATTTTATCTACCAGAGCAAAAGGCTTGGTTTATAAGGTCTTATGGTTGGGATAAGTTGGAAGAAAAAGTTGAAAAAAAGATAGA